AAGCTATCCATCGTATTATCAAGCTGCTCCCAAATATACTTATACTTAGAATATAAATTTAGTTCTTTCGGCATATGTCGTCGCTACCTCCAATTTAGGAGCGTACTTTCTAAATATATCTAAGTACGCTTTTAATTCTCTTGTACGAGGTTGATATCCCGTACAATATAATTTGTGTCTGTTTCCTTTCGTAATCTCACCAGCTATTGAGTCGCCTGACCAATATGTATGTTTGCAATGCGGGCAACATTTCATTCTGCGCGGAGTGCTTGTAGTTCTTAACGTATCAATATATCTAAACTCGCTGCCGAGATTGCTCATATTGCTCAGATAGTATTCGTTTGTTTCCGTGCGTCTATGCAAGTAAGCAAACGTGTCGATATACGGAGTAGAAGGAGAAGTCATAAGCGAATCTGGATTCTTTAGCTTTATTGCCATAACACCATATTCAGCTGGACGTTCTCTTAACTCTGGATACTTCAAACACTTGTCATCTGTAAATTCGCTATCAATTTTTGCAAGCACTTCGTTAATGTACTCGCCGCGTACATACAAACGGTCTACATATTGCTTACCGTTAGGCAAATCCCATAGCAAGAATCTGCCAACCGGACGTCCTCTATAATATACCATCTTTCCGTGAGCGCCGAAAGCGTCGTAGAAAGCACCTACTTTCTTGCCATACATACACGAGTTGGCACAATGTCTACGACCGGAGCCATTGATATTTGAGCCGTGGAAATCCAGGTCGTAACATTCTTGAATCGTAGCGTCACGGATTTCTACGCCTGTGTTAAAGCACATCATCGCATCACATAACCGAATAAGAGCTTGCTCATTATGCGTCGTCTTGCCATCTTCTTCTAGCGGGAAGAAACGAGCAATGAATCTCGTGTTCTCTTTATTCTCTTTGAACGCACGCTTTAACAATTTGTACGGGCTGGCCATTGTTCCATATTGCGACATAAAACTGTCAACCATCTCGTGGAACCTGCGGCCTGCTATTCCGTTACGTATCCATATCTTCTTCAACGATTCTAATTTTCTATACTGTTTGCAACTAAGCGAACCAATCTTATTCGGGTCGCTGATTGCTTTGTAAATATAGAAATGCTTATTATTGAACGCAAAGACACGTTCAAACAAAGGAGTCAATTCACGGAAATCTACTTCGTTTGCTATTCCGTAATGCGGATAATATTTCGAAGCCGCTGCCATCATTGTTACAAGAGGTTTACCGTTCTCAGCGCCGGCGACGAAAGACTCCAGATTTACTCTAATATCGCTTCTTAATTGCTTATTTGGCATATTCTTTCTCCTTTGACAACAGCTCTCTAAGAATCGCAAGACGTTTCTTAAGCTCGTCTGCATACAACGCTTTGCTGGATGGGAATAATTCTTTAAGTATTTGTCCAAGAATCCCATTCGTTTTGCGGTTTCTTAGTTCTACATAAAAGCACATCGAAGACATTATCACGCTTCGAAAACGTTCTTTGCTCATCAATGCGCTCGGATTATATTTATTTCGAACATTAATAAACGCGTCTTCAATTTTCGCATAAACTTCTTTGTGCTTCTCAGAAGGCTCGAAATCCAAGTCGGCAGCATCCTCTTTTGTTAGATACAAATAATCGGAGTCGCTGTTATAGAACCGCTTCTTATTGGAAACAAACATAGTGTTGATAAACTTGCTTCCAAAGAATCCTCTTGTTGTATCGTGGTGATACGCTCTTATCTGCAAAAACGCTTTATTAGCATCTTCTCCGAGTTTGTTTACGAACTTCTCATCCGGCATAGATTCCAGGAAGAAATCCATTCCCCACTTCGGGTTTCTAAACTCGGTAGCATATACATATTGATTGTTCGAGTGAATTTTAATCACTTTTGATAAATCAATCAGCTTTCCATCTTGTATTCCGTAATCTTTACGCAAATACGCTTTGCCATCAAACAGCAGATAATCACGTTTGCTAAAGAACTCATTTCCAATGCGGATAAATTCGAACTTATGGTGCATTTTAATGCGTCCATTTGTTCTGATAAATTCACGCATTTCGTCAGGCCAATAGAACTTCGGAGATAACGCTTCAACGTTTTCATATCGGTTGTTTCTATTGTCCATATATCCAACGTAATAGCACGTAACGTTTATATCTTTTTCTACATAATCAGTAGTCTCCTGACGCCAGGAGATGTCGCCTGTCTTTTGGTCCTGATAATATGTAACGTGTTTAGTACGCATAAACGGGCCTCTGCCATATTCTTGTGCTTTGGCCTTTAGCGGGTCTTGCAAGGCAATTTCTTTTAATTCGTCTCTATTATGTTTAATTGAGTCTGCTAAGACCTCGTAAGGTTTTTCTTCCGGACCAGAAGTATTATAGCGGAAGTTCTTCTGTTTACCTTGATGCGTTTTCAACATCTGCTTGTATCTTATAATATCAGCCATCAAGCTGCGATTCAAATCTGATACGAGTTTATCGTTTTGCATATTCTTCTCCCATACGACTATTTAGAGCCCCGTAGACTAAGTACGGGGCTTTTATTCGCTAGACTAATCGTCCAAGTCGATGATGGACGGATATTCGCCATTTTTGGAATCGCAGTAGCCGATTTCCACTTTGACGATACGTCCTACATCAGCGGCAACGATTTTGCCATTAGGGAACAGGCGATTTAATTTCTTATCGCCTAACTTGTAGGTTAATCCCCAGCGGAACGTGTTTCCTTTATGCGCATAAGCGTATTGGATATACACGGTTTTGTCTCCAACGTTGTTATATTGAGGAACGATTTGCTCAATCATAACATCGCGTGCACCAGGTTTCGGAGCGTGCACTTCGGTCGGTTGACCTAGTTCTACAATGACAGTTTCGTTCATTGTTTTTTCCTCCTTAAGGAAGTTTATTTGGTCTAAACCAAAAACTTTTGTGTAGAAGTCTAACCCTTTACCAGCTGTTTTCTTATTCCAGTCCATATATCCTCCAAATCTGACGGCTAACGTAAGCCGCAACCGGCCTGAGGCGGAGCGTCGGAGCAGGCTCGACTAACGGAGAATACGCTATGCTTTGGCGTAGCTCCTAGAAAGCCTAATCTCCAGGTTGCACTTTTAAAAAGTAATTATCAATGCAATTATCTTCTGCGTGCTTAGCAGCAGCACGGACGTTTTGAAAACCGTTAATAACGATTGTACGCGGACCATCTTTGTAATGTAATGAACAGCACATATTATTCTCCTTTTTTAGGAGGTGTTGGCCAATCGCCTCCGTTTCTAAGTTTTGTATGAATTAAAGCCATAGCAGCAATGAATAAGACCATTAAAATACCCATTGCGCAGTAAAATATCATATCCGCATATTCACATAAACAAGGCATTATTTCTCTCCTTGTTTTGCTAGATACTCAGCCAAGTGTTTTTCTGCTTCCAAAATTGTCATTTGGAGCTCTCCAATCGCTTTGGCTACATCTATAGCTTTACTGGCTAAAAATGCGTTTATGAGCTGTTCTTGCTCATTGTTTTGGTATTTAGAACGGTCCATCACTAATTTGAGGTCGTTCTTTACGTTAATTACGATGTCTTTGGCTAAATCCAGCCTGTTGGAATAAGCCAGTTTCTCTTTTGCCAGCATATCATTCTCCTTTAATATTTAATTTTTTGAACAAGTCATCGAGCGCATCTCTTTTTTCCTGAGCTTCTTCTTTCGTTCTTTCGCTCATTATCTTGAAGCTCATTAACATCATAATGCAGTTGTGGATAGATGTACGAGCTTCTTCCACATCTAAACCAGGAAAAGGCACTCTATGAGTAGCTTTAATGGTCATATCAGTTGCCATTAATAACTTAATTGCCTGGTCAGCGGCCGCAAAAGCTCTATCTTGAGATTCTTCTGTAGGCGGTGTGCCATAATCTTCAATTTCTCGAACGCAATCGTTTCCTACTTTGGGTTCTCGTTTAGCGTGAGGAAAAGGCGTATAATGAACACCAGCTTCTTTATTCTTATTGAGTATATCAGATTTGCTCATAAGCACGTCCATATCGCCATCTACTTTAATGACTTCCATAATTTTGTTTGTTTTATCATCTACTTTTAAAATGTAATTATTTGTGGTACACATAATATTCTCCAATATTGTTTAAATAGTCAAAATGGCCCCTAGATTTTATTTTCTAGGGGCTTAGCAGGTAAGGATTATGCTGCTGATTTAGCCAAGCGTTTACGCTTAGATTTTAAGGATTTCTTAGATTTGATTATTTTTTCATATTTCTCTTTGAAAACGTCTTTTACTGTTAAGCTAAATTGCTCTTGAGCGTCTTTGATGCGCTCTTTTCGCTCTAACCAAGCTTCTTTAATTTCATCATCCGTAATTGTTTGTACAGCAGCTACCGTGCAATTATAGGCAGTAGTAGCAGTAGACATAGTATCGTTAATCAGTTGTTTTAGCATAATTCTTCTCCTAGACGAACCACAATGGGTCATCTCTTTTAGTTTTCTCTTTATGGTATTTGATTATATAGCAATCAATGCCCATAATGAAACCTAATAGCACTGAGGCTAATAGGTTCGTAATACCTGAAATAGCTCCGGATTTGGTAAATACCAATACTAGAAAGCTAATTGCCAGGTTAGTTACTGTCATAATTAGTGGCAGCTTATTACTATTTTTAAATAGTTTAGTAATAATGTACTTGCGTACAATAAAGTATAAGGCAGTCTGTGCAACAAACTGACCTAGTAAAAATGATAAGAATAAGCTGTTACTCATATTTTAATCTCCAATTTAGCAGGCTTCGCCCGCTAATACCCTTCTTTCTTTGTAATTATATATTATATATATAATTATTTCTTTCTTAGGCCTGAGCACTTAATTCTAGTATTATATATATTATATATATATATATATTATAATAATATATTTATTATTTTATTTATTATATTATTATTATTATTAACTAATTGGCTGTTGATAGTGTGGATAACTATCAGTATTTGCTGAAAATATAAGGCTTTTTATTATTCGCAATCCTGTGGATAACTCGCAAACCAGCCACTATATCCTGTTGATAATGTTTATAACTCTGTGGATAACTACTAATATGAAATAGTTATTTTGTATTCTTAGCATTAAAAAGTTATCAACAAAGTTATCAACAGGCTAATAACTTGCGTGATATGAGATTTAAATCTCTATGAGGGCTTAGTTACGGCCATCATAGGCATAAGCCACTTGCGTAGAGAAAAAAATAGCCATTGATTTTAATTTACCATAAAATATAAGCCCTTTTTTTATGTTATACTGTATGTGTAGCCGGAAACCGGCTATAATCCAATAAAAGGTAGGTAAGGAAAAAATGACAAATGTAATAGTTGTATTAGTAACCGTAGGTATTTTGTGGGCTGTATATAGCCGTTGGGCAAGAGTAACCGCCCGGGAACTAAAGGACTATAACAAGGCCTTAGAAAATAGTTGCGAAGCCATTCTAGACACGCAAGCTATTTCCAAAAAATACCCTAAAGAAGTACTGGAAAAAGCCGTTAAATATGCTAAAAAATAAGCAAGTAATTGAAATTATATTTTGTGTAACGTCTTTTATGTACTTAGCTATGCTAATCGGGTATATAATAGGCAAGACAAATTAAACAAGAGATGGAAAAACTATGTCAACAAAAACAAACCTGGATACATACTTTAGTTGTAGAGATGCAAACGAAGGACAGCAAGATGAATATATCAATCCTATGTCCGTAGCCGATTACACGAACGCAAAAACGGCCGTGGTAATTGTCCCAAAACGTGTAGAACGTTGTGCGGGGTGGAATGATATAGAGATTATAGCCCTACAAATAGACCGCAACGGCAAGGCCCCAATGCGCCTAATGTGCCAATGCGTAGGAAATGAAGATACAACCGCTGTATTTTACTTAGCTATATCAGCGCGTAGCTTGTTTGTTCAAGCCGCAAGAAATGCGGGCTATATCAATAGCGGTGCGATAGATTTTGCTAAGTTTGTAGGCAAGAAATATCAAGCCCTGTTTGAATATGATACATACGAACAGGCCGGACAGCACCCAGTGCAATACTTAAAACTGTTAGAGCTAAAGGACTATGTACTATAGTTAGTAACAAGCCCCCTATAAAACGGGGGCTTTTTTATGTACCTATGGGAACCCTCATAATGTTATGCTATTTAATAACAACAACGGCAACGACAGATAGGTAAAAAAGAATGCTTATTTTATGCCACCCCCCCACCCCCAAAGGTTAGGGCTGGTTCCATCTCCATAATAAGGGAACCCAACATAATCCTCAACAAAGCGCCACAGGCGCAAATAATAACCTACCAGCCCCAATATACGCCTAACTAGTTTAGCTGCTCCTACAAGCCGTTTTTGGAGCAACAAACAGCATTGTGAATCCTGCGGGAGCAACAAAGTATTGACAAACAGAAAAAGAATGCTTATAATTCTTTTGTATGCCAGAAATAGATTTATTGGGAATGCAACAGGACCCGATAGAAGTAGAGGTGGTAACTCCTCCTGCTCCGGTTGAGCAGAAGTATCTGATTGCTGCGCAAGAGAAACAGGAAGACTTGTCGCAGGCAGTTGATATGGAGCGGGAGCGCAGAAAGAGTGAGTTGCAGCTGTGGGCCAGTAAGCAGAGGCTCATCAGCAATGCCCCGCCTACTGTTAAACAGCTAAACAGGATACACAAGCGGCTCAAGAAAGGTTATACGATTGTAAAAGCGATTAACAAGGTTTGCAGCTACACCACCTGGCAGAAATGGAAGGAAGAGTATCCGGAGTGCGCTGCTATTGAGGAACAAGCCAGGCAAGAGTATATTGAGGACTTGTTGGACAAAAAGATGGCACTCGCTGCCAACAAAGGAACTCATATGGGTGAGATAGCCCGTGATAAGATACAAATGGACGAGCTGCAGAACCGGATTGACCGCATTGACCGACTTACTGAAAATCGTAACAAAAAAAGTTCCGCCTTCGGCGGAAGTATGATACCGATACAGATAAACGTAGGATATGGCAAAAAGAACAGCTAACGCAATGAAGCGCAGCGGAATGAGTAAGGTGTGATTTTGTGACAAACAAAAGAACAGTTGATATACAGTTAGCAAAGATTTACGAACCCTTGTGGAAAAAGAAACGTATGAAGGCTATGTTCGGAGGACGTGGAGGTGGGCGTTCTCATAATGTGGCCAGATATATTTTGATACGTGCTATGCAAGAAAAATTGCGTATCTGGTGCGCCCGTGAAATTCAAAACTCCATCTCAGACTCCGTACAACACCTATTCGTTGAACTTATCCAAGAATATCATTTGGAAGAATACTTTAAGATTACTGATACCGATATTACCTCTGCCAATGGCAGCTATTTTATGTTTAAGGGGTTTAGAGGTTCTGGAGGTACTTATTCTGCAGAACGTTTAAAAGCGTACGAAGACTTCGATATCCTATGGGTAGAAGAAGCCTCTGCCTGTTCGATGGAGTCACTTAACGTCGTTTCTAAGACCATTCGTAAGGAAGGCTCTGAATTACTGTTTACCTTTAACCGTGTACTAGAAGAGGACCCCGTTTGGCGGTTTACTTGCTATGACTGCGGAGACATCTACAATACAGGTTACTTCGAGGATGACGATAGACTTATTATCTACGCCAATGTAGAACGTAACGAGTTCGCTACCTCTATTCTCTACAAGGAACAGGAACAAGACAAGAAACGTCTTACTGTTGATGAGTATAACCGTATTTGGCTAGGATACCCTGACCGCTCTGGCGGGATGAAGGCGTTCTTCCCAAGAGACGTTATTTATAATACTAACTATATACCGGAAGATGCTGTCGTTGAAATGTATGAGCCTATCTGCGGATTTGACCCTAACGGTGGTGGTAAGGACTCCGCCTGCGCTGTTTGCCGCAAAGGACCCAAAATCGTGGAGATTAGAATCTACCGCGGTATCAAAGACCCGCTAGAACTTGCGAATCTATTTATTGAATTTAAGCGTAAACACCAGGCAAAGCTGGCTTATTGCGATAGAGGATACGGTCAGGCCGTAATTGCCATCGCCAGACAGCAATCAGAATCTATTATCCCTGTAGACTTTGGCGGTAAATCAGTATCTAACGAGAACTGTATTAACCGTAGAGCTGAGATTTACCAAAAAATGAAAGAGTGGCTCCAAGAAGGCGGCTATTTAGGCGATGCTAAGGATAACGAGGTTATTGAACTGAAGCGTGAGCTAACTGCTGTAGAATATAACCTGCGAAAATCTGATGACGGTAAAATAGCACTTGGGCCTAAAGACGATATGCGTAAGAAGCTGGGACATTCTCCGGATAGGGCTGATGCAGTGGCTCTTACGTTTGCAGGATTTAAAGACCGTATTATTAAAAACGCTAGAGGAGTAGAGCTCGATGTGGATGGATTTGCCGCTAATGGCGACTATATGGTCATAAAATACGATACAATGGATACAACGGCGCTTATATGATAACAAAAGCAGCAGCAATATACGGAATCGGTGATGCTCTTAACCAAAGAGCTTTTTTAGTGTCTTATTGCAAACAAAAGGATATCCCCAGGAAGTCTATCGCTATTTATACAGAGAAATACTGGTGGATGTTCGAAGGGCTTGGATTTAAGCGTATGACCCTCAAGCCGGACAAGAAAAAAATGGTGCCTTATCGCAATTTTGGGCTATATGACTTACCAAAGACCTACGAATGCGAAGAACTCGATAAGTGTATTGCCAAAAACGCAGGCATTGTATACGATTTCGAGACTTGTGTACCGCTTCCTGAATATAAATGCTCCTCCTTGCCGCTTCCAAAAAGATTTATTACGTTTAATACCGGATACGGAGAGTTTTCCGGTGGTCCTTCTACAATCAAAGACGCTTTTTGCCTAAAAAGTTGGCCCAATGAATATTGGACTGAATTTGTTCGTAAGATTGGAGTGCCTTGCGTTCAGATTGGAGCAGGCCCAAGTTGCACTGTCATAGAGAATGGCTCTATCAATATGGTCGACAAGCTATCAATTAAACAAAGCGCAGAAGTTTTAAGACGGGCAATGTTTCACGTTGATATGGAAGGCGGTCTTGCTATACTTAACCAGCATCTCGGTAAACGCTCTGTCTGCCTATTTGGTGCTACTGCTATCCAAAATCAAGGACGCAGCTTCAATCTTAACCTTTCAAGCAATTCTTGCTTCCCGTGTTATGAGTGGGGCGGTAGAAACGGAAGATTGTTTGCCAGTAGGTCTAAATTGATTTGTGGACACCGATGTATGGTGGAACTTACACCAGATTATGTTATTGAACAGATACATAAATCCGGTTGGCTGGAAATATGCCCCAAAATAGAAGAAGATTTTATGGTGTATCCATAAATTATGTCGTATAGGAGAACAGATGACACAAAAACCAGAACATCCCTGCCTCGCATGCGGTAAAATGACTACCAATGCCGCTACCTGCAGTAGGAAATGCGCAGCGACATATATGCGTGGTAAAGCGAAGTTGGGTACGCAGAAGTTGGCTCAGTTTGATGATTCCAACATCTGCCGGCAATGCAAGAAGCCTATGCCGCCTGATAGATATTCTATGTATTGCGAAGAGTGCGAAATGCACATTGAAGAATAGTTGTAGCTTGCTTATTTGACAAATAAGCTATAAAAATAATAATACTAACATAGGAGGCCATTTATGGCTGAACCGAATACTGTAGATACAAACAATGAACCGACGTTGGACCAATTCAATGAAACTGCGGCAGCCCCAGCTGCCAGTCAACCTGCAGCTGCAAATCCTGCTGATGGAGCAAATGCCGATACTAAACCGGCAGCTAATGCACAGCCTGCTGCTCAACCTGCACAACCTGCTCAACCAGCTGCGGCCGCTACTGACCCGTTTGCTAACATCGAAGCAGGAATTACTGTGCCCCAAGGTATTGAATTGGACAAACAAGCGGTGGCCGGACTTGTAGCCATCGCTAAAAAGCATAATATTTCTGTAGAAGCTGCTAAAGAGATTATGCAGCTCGACTTAAACTCTTCCGCAGCGCAAGCTATGGCGGAAGAACGTATATTGGCCGATGCCCAAGCTAAATGGGCTCAGGAAAACCAAACAAAATACGGCGACAATCTGAAAAATGTCGAAACGAATTGCAGCAGAGTTCTCGCTGAATTGGACAAAGAAGGAAAATTCAAGGAACTCCTCGCTACCGCCGGTGTTGAAAAACATCCGGCCACATTGGGATTTTTGAAGGCAATCGGCGAAATCGTTCTCGAAAAGCCGAGTGTGAATCCCAATGCGACAGTTTCCACTGATGAAGAAGTGGAACTTGAAAACTTCAACTAAAGAGAGGAAAAAACAATGCCGAGTGGAGTGTTTAACTTACACGACTACGCAAAAACCTTCGACCCGAAAGGCGAACTCTATGCTGTAGCCCGTGTTCTCGACCAAACCAACCCCATTGTACGCGATGCGATTACTATTGAATCCAACAGCGACTCTGGGCACGAATACGCCATCCAAAACGGTCTTCCGACTGTGACGTGGCGCCGGGCCTATCAAGGCGTAACGCCTTCTAAAGGCTCCCAAACCGTTGTAAAAGAAACCTATGGCCGTATGAGCGCCGTAGCCGAAGTAGACGTGGCCATTGCTGAAAAAGGCGGCAAAGTCTCTGAAGTGCGTGCTCAAGTACAACGCGACCAATTAGAAGTAATGAACCAAGCATTTGCCAAAAAATTCTTCTATGGTTCTAACAAAGACGATGAAAAATCCTTTGTAGGTTTCGCTGCTCGCTACAACAAATTGTCTGGTGCGAAATCTGCCCGTCAAGTAATCAACAACGGCGGTTCTACCGACAACAAACAAAGCTCTATCTACTTAATTGGATGGGGCCGTGGTAAAATCTTTACCTTCTTCCCGAAAGGTACTCGTGCTGGTATTAAAGTGTACGACTATTCTAAGAATGGTCCGATTGACTTGCAAGATGCCAATGGCGGTACCTATCCTGGGTATAAGAAACAGATGGAATGGCTCTGCGGTTTAGCTGTGCAAGATTGGCGCTATGGTGCCCGCGTGTGCAACATTCAAACCGGTTCCATTACCACGAAAGATGCCAAAGTTGCTTTGTATGAAAACTTCATCAAAGCGGTTGGCCGCATCCAAAACCCCGATGTGGTAAAATTGGTTGCCTACACTTCTCGTGAAGTACGGGACCTTTTGCGTGCCGGTTTCTTGGCCGCTGGTGGTTCTTCTGCTCCGATTGTGTATCAACAAAACAAACTTACCACGACTGGGTTGCCTGTGTATGGGTACAACGACCTCGTAATCGATGGTATCCACGTAAAAGCCTGCGACTGCTTGGGCTTTGATGAAAATGACAACGGCGAAGCCGTTGTATCGTAGTATAGGAGATTATAGAATATGTTACAAGATAATAACTTAATCTTCGCTGAAGCTCACGCTGATGTTGCTACCAGCAACATTCTGACCTTGGACGGGAGCTCTTTGGCTCGTGCCTTTGTGTTTATGACTCTGCCCGCTGGTATTACCGGTGCGGCTATTACCTTAGTGCTCGGCAATGCCAAAACCACGACCGTAACCCAAATCACCTCTGAAGTACACTATGCTTCTCCGGCCGATTTGAAACGCGGTTTAATGTCGTTCCCGTTGCCTGTCAATGCTTACAAGTATGCACAAGTAGCCATTGATATCGAAGGGGCTCCGACTGATGACAAGGACTTCGTCTGTGGCATCACGGATGCTCCGGACAACACCGAAGTATTCTACGAGAGCTAATTCTCAGTATTCGGTAACGTAATACTTATGGGGCGGCTTAAAACCCCGCCCCTATTTCAAAGGAGTCATTATGGGATTGGGAAGAAGTTTAAAAAAAGCGTGGTCTAAAACAATGGGTAGAGGCCCTCTTTCTGTTGTAGGTATGGGGAAAGGCGGAGCGGCTTCGGCGATGGATTTCAGCAAAGGCGGTGTCTGGGACAAAGTGACTAGAGAGATGG